CCGACCACCACCGAGATCGGAAATCTTCCACTCGCCAGTAAGGCTCCAGACGCCCTCGAAACCTGCGGATGAGGTATAGGTTCCTGCACCGTACTGGCCGAAGCTTTCCAAAAATTCAATGCTCATTAGATCCCCAAGCTCCTTAGTATTCCTCTCCGATTCTTGTTTATCACCTTCAGCACCAGCCGCTCACCATCCGGTGTATTCATCTGATCCAGAACCAGCCCGTCCGCAAGGCCGATGGTCAGTTCTCCCCGGAAATCCTTGGTCGTCTGGACAGGGGTGCCGCCACCGCCGACCACCCCGCCAGTGGCATACCGCTTGAGATTTGCGATCTCTTTCGGCATCGCCCCTGCGTTCAGCCGGTGGAAGAAGTCGGTTCCGTACTTCCTGACGGACGCCGCGTTGACCACGTACTCGCCAGCAGAAAGGCGGGCCAAGATGCTGTCAGAAGTTGAGGTCCCAGGACCGATGACCGTGCCGCCACCGGCTCGTCGCAGAATGGGTCCCGCAATAGAGTCTGGGGACACGAACCCGCCACTTCTCGCACCAGCAAGTTGTGGGAAGCCAAGAGCTTTGAATCCAGCATTGACGATCTGGAGTGCGACGGCGCGAGCGACAAGCTCAAGCATCTGTTGTGCGATTCGGCCCAGCAGATTCCTCACAGCCTCCAGTGAGCCGACGAGATTCGTGAAAGCTTGTCCAAGATTCTCGGCCTCGATCACCGCACTACTCATATAATTCGCGAGTTCCTGTGCTGCTGCCTGACCCGCCGCTTCCCTAAACTCTGCCCAATGGTCCCTGAGCCGTCCTACGGTGAGTTCCAGCTTCGCCATCTCAGCCTCAATCGCTTGCACGTTTGCAAGCGCATCTGGATCGCCAAGCTGGACAGCTTGCTCTCTCATCAGCGGGAGAAGCTGGCGCATGGTAGCCAGCAAGCCCTCGTATTCCGTCGCCATCCGGTCCTGAGCCTCTGTTTGGGAGATCGCGCCGACCTCCCGTAGTTGCTCGATCTCTTGGACGGCGTTCCGGGTCGAGTTCTGTGCCCGCTGCAAGGACTCTTCGTAGAGGTTCAGTTGCTCGCGTGCGACCTCAAGCCCAATGAACTCATCAAGTTCTGCCAGTGCAGCCTTGGCGTCCCGGGCAACGGTTTCGTTGATGGAACGGGACATCGCTTCCAGACCCTCGCGATATTCCCGGTGCTGCTCCAGCAGCCGAAGACGGGTTGCCTCCGCTGCGTCCCCGATTGCCTTCAGGGCACCGACTTGGATCTTTTCGGCCTCCCGGGCAAACTTGATCTGTTCTTGTCGGCGGGCGAGTTCGTTCTGGATCAGCTTGATCTGAAGCTGAGTCTCAAGCTGAAGGATCTGGATGTCTTCCCGGCCAGCCTTCTTTGGGTCATCCCCATAGACCTGCTGAAGCTGCCGACGTAGCGCGATCTGGAGGGTGATCGCCTCGTTCTGCGCTTGGTTTAGGAGGTCGTAGTAATCGAGATAGGAAATGACATTGCGTTCGAACTGGTCCTTGAGTTCGGCTTCCCGAAGCTGGAGCCGGTTCTGAATCCTGGCGATCTGCGTCTCGATGTCCGCCGCCCGCGCCTCCGTACCATCCCCTTCATCCCCACCGCGCCCCAAAATCTTGTAATCCCTCCCCAGCCTCCTCTCCCTCAAGGCGTTGAGTTCGGCTTCCTGCTTTTTGATGTTTTCAGCCAGTTCGGAAAGCTGGTTGTTCAACTCCGTGATGGTGTTGTCGTCACCGATCTGCGCTAGGTAATTGGGTAGCGACGTTAGGAAAGCCCCCAGGCGACTCTTCTTTTTGAACTCGGCTTCCGCTCCGGTCGTCAGGATTTCGTCCAGATCCTCCTGGGCCAGTTGCATCAGTGTCCGGTTCGCCGCGATCTGGTTCTCGACTCGCCTGATCTGAGCGTCTATCACGCCGTCAATCGCTTTTACGTAATCCTCTTCGCTGCCAGTGGTTTCCTCGACGGCTTTGCGGTAGTCGGGATGGAGGTCATACAGTTGGTTGAGGATGCCCTTCAGCCGGTTCTGCGCTGCGACGACCTTGTCCGTCTTGACCTCGTTGTTCTCTAGCGCATTGGTCAACAGGCCGTATTCCCTGGCAAGCTCCTGTGCCTGACCGGCCTGACGGTCCATGCCGACCGTGGCGTTCGTCTGCTCCTCGCTCGCCCTGGTCATCGCCAGCACCGCTTCAGCCTGGGAATCGACGAAACGGTCGATTGTGGTGGTCAGGACAACGAGCCCCGCGACGACACTAGCGACGATCACCGCTGTCTGGCCCAGCACCGCGTTGATGACGTAAAACGTGCCCAGGCCACCTAGCGCGAAGAGGCCACCGGAAAGGACCGGCTGGCGTCCGATGACCTTCATCGTGTCCGCAATCGACTCGATGATGTTCTGCGCGTGCCCCCCCTCGACGCCCCACTTCTGAATCCCCAACCCGATTTTCGCGACCCCGCCAACCATTTCCGCGAACCCACGGGATAGTTCACCGACGTTGAAGATCAGCGAGTTGACCGCCTCTCGGTTCTGCTCCATCCAGTAGTTGAGATTGACGGCACTGTTCAGAGCCCCTTCGAAGGAGCCAGCAATCTGGTCGCCCACCCCAGCGAAGACGTTGGAGATCGTCTTGACCAGGGTGGAAAACTCTTTGCTGATCTCAGCGGTGTCGAAGTCAAAGATCCGCTGCACCGCACCGAGTCCCCGCTGCCTGACGGCTTCGAACATCGGGAACGTGACCTCCCCGGCGAACAGTTCGAACACCTCTTTGACATTAGACTTCAGAGCCGCCCACGTCTCGACAATGCGTTCCCCTGCGATGCCGAAGGCTTCGAACCGCTCGACCAAGAACTCGGCCAGCCGCCCCTGTTCCTTGGCGAGCCTGACCTGATCGTTCGTTATCTGGAGGGACTTCGCGATCCTAGTGTTCTGGTCAATGATCCCACCCAAGATCGACCGGATTTCCTCGTTGAGTTGCCGGTAGGGGACACCCAGGGCTCCCGCAGCCTGGGCGATTCGGATGGTGACGGTCCTGATTTCGTCCAGCGTGAGTCCCGTCGCCAAACCGGCACCGACAGCCTGTTGGAAGGCGTCTACCAATTCCTTGGTGGTCGCCGCTGTCTGGATGCCAGCGACCCTTAGCTTCCTGACCTGATCGGTCGCCGCCACGTAGGCAGCATCCAGGGCTTCGACCCCTTGAAGCTGGCGACCCGTTTCGTCGTAGAGATCGGCCTGAGCCGTGATGAGGGAAGCAATCGCGAGCCGGGACTGCTCGATGGTTTCGTTGTACTCAAGACCCGCATTGATGGCGTTTCGGAACGCACCCGTGATCGCGCTGAACCCACGGACGACCCCCAGGTAGGCTATGGTGCGGAGGGCGATGTTTCGAAATGACCGGCCAAGCTCATGGGTGTTCCGGGTGGTCTTCTTTACCTCTTCTCCCGACCCCCTGATTCCCGCCTTCAGTTTCTTCACTGAAGCCAGGATCGCGGCCATGTTCTTTTCGGTGAAGACAACCCCGAACTTTACTTCCCCGCCAGTAGGACTCATTCTGGGTTCCCTCTCCTCAGAATCGACGGGAGCTTCGGTGCCTTCTTCAGCCCTCCCGCCACATGAAGGCTCTGCTCATGCCTGAACTGCTCGATGGCGCGATCCCTGGCCTTTTGGACGAACGCTTCCAATCCATCGCGCAGCCGCGTCCCAGCTACCTCGTCGTACTTGAGCGGGTCCCAGCCCGCAAGCTCCTGAATCACAACCCGGAAATCGCCAAGTCTTCTTCCTGATCGGGCTCGCTTTCCATTGCTTCTTGAAGACGGATGACGAGATCCGGTGTCTTCGAAGAGTTCTGGAAAATCCTCGTAGATGCGAGCCCGTTCCAAAAAAAACTGAGGATCGCTTCGGCCAGGACGGCGTTCGCCTTAGCGATGTCGTCCTTGCCCTTCAGACCGCCAAAGACCTTCTTCATCTCTTCGGCATGGTCCGGCGACCATTGTTTCCCCTTCTCGACAAGCAGTCCTGACAACACGTCGAGATGTGCCCTCTGCTCGTAGCAACGGGAGACGATGCGTGCGGTGAGGTCTTCCGCCTCGTCGTCCGTCACCGCCTCTTCCGTTTCCAGAACCTTTTTGAGCATCGGTTCCACGATGCCCATGAGTTCCCGACCAAGCCCAGCTTTCTCTGATGCTGTCTGAATCCACGCGAACTGATCGAAAGTCATGTCGTCTTCCTGTGTGGGGACGAACACTCTTCCTCCTAGCCTGATCTCTTTCTTCGCGTCCATGTCTTCTCCTGATGAACGATGCCCCGGCACGGAGGGTCCGCACCGGGGCACCGGCTGACGTTACCCTCAAACGACCATCAACGGCTCATCACCGATAGTCTTCGCGGTCCACCGCCAGGAAGAACGGCTCGTTGGGATGGTTCGTGGAATCGTCCAGAGCCTCGCAGTTGAGGTTCCATTCCAAGAAATCATCCCCGATGAAGTCCAGCCCGCCTTCCGGCTCGATGGAAACATTCCAGACCTGCACGTCCATCGCGGGACCCGCTGCCGGATCTCCGATGAAGACGAGCTTGCCGTAGATGTTCCCGGTGTCCCCACCACGGATCGTGGGGTTGGTGGCAGATGCGTAGGTGTAGTCGGCATCGACCTGGGTGGCGTCCGTCCAGTTCGCTCCCGCAGGGGAGATGATGTGGACGAGCCCCAAATCCGCGTCCGTGATCTCGTAGTCGGTCCCTTCGACCAGGGTTGTGGTCCCTTGGGTCAGAACCAGTGACGAGATGTCCCGCTGGGCGGTCTGGTAGTAGGCACCAGCGATGGCCTGGGCTGCGGTAGCCAGCACCTCCCCGGTCACGCTGGAGCCGGTGACGGCGAGATCGGCCAGGGACCCCATCGTGACGAGAGCGGCGTTCTGGGGGTTGAACTCCTGCCCGACGATGTTGACGCGACAGGTCCGCTTGGACGTGACCTTGCGGTACGTACCCAAACTCGCTGTCATGCGGTTGATGACTTCCCTCGTCTCGTCTTCGAAGGAAACTTGGAACTGTGTGCAGTTCCCCAGATGGACGAGCCCTTGATCCACGTCCGTTCGATCAAAAAAGACTTGGCCCGCCCCCAGGAGTAGATTGGTGTTGTCCGGTGCAAGTGGTGACATCGATCAATTCCTCGTCTCAGGGACTATGAAGTTTCGGGCGTCTCTTCCGCGCCCTCTGTGGTTTCCTCTTGGGGCGTCTCCTGCTCTGGTTCCGACGCCTTACTCCTTGTCTTCCGTGGCGGTTGCACGGGCCGCGCCGTCCCGATTTTCAGGAGAAACGCGGACTGCCTTGGGGTCACTTCGATGATGTCTCCGGGCTCACACAGTTTCCCGGCGTGATAGTGACCGTCTTTCTCGATCTGAACCTTGACCATCTTCATCCTAGCTCCTCGCTTCCGGGTTGTCGGTGCGGGTGTGGAAGTGGATCTGAATCTTCAGTTCCCGCATGGACACCACTTCCGCAGAGTCGTCATACATCGTGTAGAAGTCTTCCTGACCTTCCTCGCTGATCCAGTGGCAAAGCCCGTCCAGTGTAGGCTCAGACTGCAACGCTTGGATCACCCAACTCGTCGCTGGGTCCACGGCATCCGAAGACAGTGTTTCGTCCGCGTTCGCAGCAACAGAAATGGTCAGGTTCAGGACCCGCTTCAGGGCGGGGCTCTTGTAGTGGGAGCGTTCGGTTGGCTGCTGCCCTCCCATGTGAACAATGACCAGCGGGCCACTCCGAACGTGCTTCGGCATGATCGGGCCGACACGTTCCCGCTGGACGCTCAGGTTCGATGGCGGGGTTTTCGTTGCCCCATCGATCTCGACACTCGCCACTTCCAGCCGGTCAACCACAGCCTTTTGGATCTGGAGTGCAATCGAGTCTGCCATCAGTCTCTCAAGTTCCGCTTCAGGAAGATGTAGATCACGCCACCATCGAGCGGAGTCTTCCACTCAGCGACGACCCAATCATCTCCATCCACTTCGATGTGGGTGTTCTCTTCCAGATCAGGGAAACAGGTCGCGTCCCCGATCAGGATCTTCGCTACCCCCTGCACCGTGCCGACCGTGCCCATGAGGTCGTCATAAGACGGTGCCTCACAGTGAAAGTACGCTTCCTGGCCCCGGTATCTCACCAGCTTCCCATCCGTCATTTGGATGATCGTCTGGAGAGCCGATGCAGGGAAGAAATCAGGCATCGGACACTCCTAGATATGCCTCGATGGCTTCGGCAGACTTCTTACCGATGCCCTTCAACTCCGTCAGGTCATCGATCTTCAGGACTGCGCCGACCGTCTTGATGCCGTTCTGGATGAGAAGGTGTCTGTGCGGGAAGTCGTCAGGTAGCTCGACCTCGACCGGCGTACTCTCCAGCACTTCCACGGCATAACCGATCTTTTCCAAGTCCTTCTGGGTGATCTCGAAAATCTCGGTTTCTGTGCCCGGGACGTGCCAGCGGCTCCCCCTCTTGATTGTCTGCAACGCTCTGACCTTCATCGTGCCTCTCCTCCCTAGCGGGGTGGCTGGGCTGAGAGCCCCCATCCGGGGAACTCCCAGCCGCAGCCGGTCAGCGGTTGGCTAGGATCAACCGGCTGACGTTCCGCTTACCCGTTCAGCACATCGCAGAACAGGCTGGCGTTCGGGCGGTAGGGCACCACCAGCGGAGCCGACTGCATGAGCAGCAGACGCCGGGAAGGATCTTCCTCGACCCAGGACTTCAGGAAGAGGCGGCTGGCGCGGTGGCTGGCAGCATAGTCCTTGACCATGCCGTAGTGCCGCACGCCCTCCAGATCGTTGCCGTTGATGACGATGACGGAACCGCTGGGCATCATGTTGCCAGCCGTGCCCGCCTCGTTGATATAAACATCGGAGTAGATCCAGATGTTGAAGTCTCCGATGCTCCCGGGGTTCCGAACGCGGTTGGCGGCGAGCGGACCCGTCTCCGCACGGGAGGTCGAGCCCCGGCGAGTCTCCAGAAGGTTCGTTACCTTCGTGTTCTGCCGGAAGTAACCCCACACGTCGGGGGCCATGATGACATCGCGGGCAACCCCTCCGTTGTTGTCTTGGATGAGTCCAGCCCACGTCTCGATGTCGCCCACGGGATCGGAACCCGTGGTGTCCGACCACTTGGCTGTGCCGGTCAGGTCTGCAACGGTCAGGGCAGCAACCCTCCCGAAGTCTACGACCGCATCATCGAACCCCTCACCGGAGATCGTGACCTTGCCGGTACGAAGGATCTCGCTCGCCATGACCTCTTCCCGGCGCGTGAGCATCCGGTTCTGGTTGGCGACTGCATGAGCGAGAAGACGCTGGGTGCGCTCCGATGCCGAAAGCGAGCCCAAGGGCTGCTCCCCGGCGACCCGCTTGATCGGAGAATCGGGGTCCCAGATCCTCTTGTCCTTGATGTACGCCGGTTTGAAGGTGTTGGTGGTGTACCCCTCATGCTCGACGATGCGTCCAGCCTTGAGAGGGGATACGAACGGGCTGATCCGGGGCTGTTCGTCCGTCACGTCGAAGTGAATCTCCTCCGACTCCTCGACCTGTTCCGTCCTGAAGAACGAGTTGAGGAAGAACGCAGCCGGATCGATCTCCAGCGGTGCGACGACCCGGGCCAGCACGCCGGTTGTGAAGATGTCGAGTGCCACTTTGGTTCCTCCGGTTGAATGATCTGCGTCTCAGCGTGTTCTGGCTGTGCTACCCGGATTAGGCCGGGGTCGCGGTCACGGGATCGACCAGATAAATCTGGTAGTCCCAGAGCCCTTGCTTGATCGACGCGGCGGTATGGCCCGTGCCGATGGTGAGTTGGTCTTCGTTGAACCGCCCCCTGGTGTAGACGTGCATCTTCTTGTCCGCAGCAGAGGCGTCCATAGTTTCGGCGGCGATGAGCCGGGGCGCCTCGCTGCCGTCCGTCGAAGCGGACAGAGAGGCAGCAGCCTTGCCGCTCGCTGTGATGATGCCCAGCACCTCGCCTCGCACCACGCTTTCCCCGCTGACCAGGGTGATCTCCTCTGCCTGTGCGCTGGGCTCACCCCCAGCCAACAGGTTGTCAGGAGTCTGCGTCCCCTGTGCCGCAAAAGACGGGTCCATTCCTTCAGCCATTGTGGTTTCCTCCGAAAAGGTCGAAAAAGTTAGCGATCAGTGCGCCGTGTTCACTCAGCCGGTCGCTGCCTGGGGGAAGTGACGGATGACGGACGCGGCGATCTGCTCCTCCGTGACCTCTTCGTCGGAGGTGACGGTGGTTGCGGCGACTCCCTCCAGATCCCCCTCATCGGCTTCCAACGCCTGTTCGGTGGTCTGGACCTTCCGCTTCTCCTGCTCTCCCTTGGCCGCGAGAATCGCTTCCGCAGCCTTTCCAGCGGTCCCGCTGGGGTCCTGCATCATTCCCAGCTTGATCTCTTCGAACCCTGCGGCGTCGAGAGCGTGGATTCGAAGAATCCTCTCCCTCTCTTCAGCAGCCGCAGTCGCCCGGACCTCTCTCAAGAGATCGGGATGGTTCGATGCCAGGAAATCGAGATCGACCACGATCTCTTTCAACGTGGTTCCCTGTTCACCGTTCATAACTCCATCTCCCGTGTTGGAGTTGAGCCCCACAGCCGCAAGGCTCTGACTGTTGGCTGGAGCCAGATTGGCCCCGCCAGAAAATGCCTCTATCAGACCCTCAAGGGTCCCAAGGCCATCTGCCAAACCACCATCCACAGCGTCCGCACCCAGCAGAAGACCGCCTTTGTGCCGTGTGATCGCGCTCTCTTCAACCCCCCGGTAGCTGGCGACGACCTCCACGAAGACGTTACCGATCCTGTCCACCAGACCTTGGATCTTCACCCTCGCCCTCGCCGCTTCATCAGCATCGTCAGAGAATGGATCGACACGCTTGTCGGGGGAGACTGAGGACACAAATTCCATCCTTTTGATGCCCACTTCCTCATCCTGTGCGCTCCTGTCCACCACGCTCAGGACGGCTCCGATGCTCCCCAACATCGAAGTCTTTGATGCCACGATCTCATCAGCGGCAGCAGCCAGCCAGTACGCAGCCGACGTGCCGAGATGCGATACGTAGGCTGTCTGCGGTTTGACGCCCCGGAAGCCGTAGATGAGTTCCGCCGTCTCAGCGACCCCGTCTACTTCCCCGCCAGGGCTGTTGATGTCGTAGATGACGTGATGGACATTTGGGTTCGCCATCACGGTTCCGATGTCGGCAGAGAGCCGTTCGAAGGAGGTTGCCCCGGAGATCGACGTGAAAAGATTGGCGTACCGGAACAGGGGACCGGCGACCGGGATGATCGCTACCCCATTCCTGACAGTGGCCTCTGCTGTGTTGGGGATCGGCCTACCCCATTGCTTCTCAATGGCTTGTAGAATCGAATCCCGGTTGTCCAGATCACGGTCAGCGATTGCAGCCATGAGGAGCAGGTAGTCATCGAGAATCGCCCATTGCCTCGACTCGATGAACCGGAGTGCGAAACTCATGCCGCATCCTCCTGTTCGTTGGATTCAGGCCCCTCACCCTCACCCCCAACCCCTGGTTGCTCCTGAACGGGGTTGCTGCCTGGGTACATCATCCCAGCCTTTTCCAACCGCGTTTTCTCTGCTTCACGCTGCGGCTGGACTTCGCTGTCCCAATCCCTCCCGGTCATGGCAGCGGTTTCCTCCGAGATCGTGGTGAAGCCACCCTCCACACGGACCACCGCAGCTTGAGCGGCGTCCTTCTCGTTGATCGCGCCCGGGGCATCACCGACCCAGGTTGCGCCCAGCCACGCACGCCGCTTCATGTCGTCCACCAGAAAGCCCGGGAGATCGATGTGGCCCGCGACCACGGCATCGATCATGGCCCACTCGTAGACCATTTGCAGGAAGTTCTCAGACAGCCATGTCCTGCGCCCCCGGAAGAACCGCCAGGCATCGAGCAGGGCGGCACGGGAAGCAGAATAGCTCTGCCCGTAGACGTGCATCAGGATCTCATACGGGATCTCCAAGGCCATCCCGATCTGCTGCACGATGCTCCTGAAGAACGGATCGTATGCGTTGTTCGGACGGTTGGGAGAAGCCGTTGTGATGTCTTCGCCGGGGAGGAGATCGATCACGCCACCTGGGTTCAGGAAGATGTCCCCCGTCTTCGATGGAATCTCCTCAGAACCTTCGGGAGCGGAGGGGAGCCCGCCCGTCTGCGGCGTCTCCGTTTTCACAAAGACCGTGAACAGGGACGAGACGACCGATGCGGTCAGTTCGTAATCGGTCAGGCGGGAAATCTGCTTCAGTGGCTCGACCACCGGAGCAAGAGCGGGGACGCCCCTCCGCTGACCGGGACGCCTCTTGTCGAAAAGGAGCCTGGAGAGCGGGATGCCGTTCCGGCCCGTCTTCACGATCCGATACCACCTCGTATTCGCTGCGTTGTCCATGAAAATCTGGCCGGGGTGCCGGTCGGCCACATGGTAGGCACGGACGACCCCGCGAGCATCGGCCTCGACACCCCCGGTGATCTTCGTCGTATCCATCGTGTTGTTCGGATTGCTGATCCGGTCAGCCTCGACAAGCTGAACCTTCAGCGGAATCAGATCCCCGGGCCTGGAATCGCGCCGACGAACCACAAGCACATCGCCGGATTCGAAGACGCCACGGAACGCCATCTGCTGGAGGTCCATCATCGAGACATCGCCCTCAAAATCCAGGCTGTCCTTGATCCACCTCCAGATGCGCTCCATCTCCCGCTGCTTCTGCTGAGACACCTCCTCCGTGATCCCCAGGAAATTGGCATCGATCCGCGAGTGCAGCCGCATCCCCGTCCCCACCACGTTGGTCGTCGCGGTGTTCGATGCGCCAGCAGCGATGGGGCTGTTTCTGGTGAGGTCCCGGGACCGCCCCCGGATCGTCTCTGCCTGATACAGAAAATCCTCGTTGGGCTCAGACGCCAGAGGATTCCACTCCTGAAGACTTTTCTTGTCTGAAGATCCTGCCGTGTACCCCAGAGATGAGGCGAGCTTGATCGCGTTCGCCTCTTGGATACGAGCCGCAAGACGCTTCACGCCCCCGGTGGGGGAAAAGAAGCTGACCATCTTGTCATAGAGCGTGTTCCTGATCTGCGGCTGTGGAGCCGGTCGGATCGTGACTCTGCTCATCTGGGAACCACCGTTCTGACCCTCATGCCCCCGGCTGTGTCGCGAGCCAGTTGCTCATCGAGCCTGTCCAAGAGCTTCTGAAGGTCCCCGATGTCATGCTCTCGATACCGTTTACCATTGAACTCCGCTTCACTGAACCCCCCCAGGAGTCGAAGGATTGCGGCATACGCCGCGTCCCTCAACGCCTGGACCTGCGCTCGTTCTGCATCGGTCAAAGCCATCCGGCCCCCTGTCCAAAGAAGAAACCCCCTTCCCCACCGATCTGGTGAAGCAGGGGGCTCATCAGGCCCAGAAAAACCGCTGATCTTTCCTAACCGCGAAGATATGTGTCAGATCGACACGCTGTCAAGCCTTTAAAACCCCCCAGAAGTGAAACATTGCATCTACAACCCCCTAACTAGCGAAATGTCGCAGTCATGCGTCACC